AGCAAAATCAGTTACGTCTGACGAACTATCTGTAAATTTAAATCTAGCAGATGTGTTCTTCCAAGTTGCCATAATAGATTCGCCATCATCGCTTGGATTTGCTAGTGTATCAGCACCAACAACTTCTAATCCACCACCAATGAATATATCACCTTGGTCTCCGTATGATAATGAACCCATTTCAGACTTTACACCTAATGCGTATTCGTCTAAGATAACTTGGTCATTTGTATTTGTTATTAAAGCTACAGAAGCGAATCCTACATCACTTGAAATATCTATATCAACGTCTTTTGTTGCGTAGATATTATCAGTTGTTGTATTTTTTTTGAAGTCAACTCCTACTGAGCCTGAGATTTCAGACTGTGCTTTAAATGAAAACAGCACTAAAGCTGCGATTAATAATAGTTTTTGCATATGCTCTCCTTGTTCTTGCATATCAGTATCGTCAATAATGTTCTGATTAATCGTTATATTTAGACGTACCGAATCACCTAGGAATATCAATTTATGTGAATAAATGTTACTAGGTTTTAAATTATTATAAATATCAATGTAAACAAATTTAAATATGGGCGTAAGAAAACTTACGAATATTTGAGGTAGATAATTAGCTAATTAAAAAATAGAGGAGAAAACCTATGGCATTTCAAGTATCACCAGGTGTTCTCGTACAGGAAAGAGATTTAACAAGAATCATTCCTGCCGTATCAACATCAATAGGTGCTTTTGCTGGCGAGTTCAGAAAAGGTCCAATTGACGAGATAATATCAATCTCTAGTGAACAAGAGTTGGTTGACACATTCGGAAAACCAGATTCAAATAACTTTGAGTCTTTCTTTTCGGCTGCAAACTTCCTATCATACTCTAACGCATTAAGAGTTGTACGAGCAACCCAAACAGGTTTACTCAATGCAAGTACCGGTGGAACTGGTATATTAATTGAGAATACCGAAGATTACCAAGACAATTATTCAACAGGTCAAGGCGCTGTTGGAAATTTCGCAGCTAGAACTGCTGGTGCATGGGGAAACAATTTACAAGTTTCTACATGTCCAAGTGCTACTGCTTATGAAGAAGTAGATAAAACAACTATAAACGACGCTTCAACTGCTGTTGGAGATACAACCATTACATTTACAAGTGGAACTGGTTTTAACGTTGGCGATCTCATCAACTTTGGTGAAGCTGGCGGGTACGAATATAGAATTACAGCTATATCAACAAATGATATAACTTTTGTAAGAAAAGAAACAGGTACAGGTGGTTTACATACTGCTGTTGCCGATGGTTCTAACGTAAGAAGAAGATGGAGATATTACGATCAAGTTGATGGTGCTCCAGGAACTTCAGCATACGTTTCAGACAGAAGCGGATCAAATGATGAATTACATGTTGTAGTTATTGACGAAGATGGTGGTATCTCAGGTACTCCAGGTGAAGTTATTGAAACTTTTTCTAAGTTATCAAAAGCTTCAGACGCAAAAACTCCACAAGGTGATTCAAACTACTATCCAGATGTAATCTACAATAAATCAAATTACATTTATTGGATGGATCACAATTCATCTGGTACAAACTGGGGTACAGCGGCTGCTGGATTAACTTTCACAGATGTTACTACACCTACACTAGAGAGTATGTCTGCTGGTGCAAATGGTTCAGCTGCTTCAACTGCTCAACTAAAAACTGCTTACGAAAAATTTGCAGATAGTGAAACAGTTGATGTTGGTTTAATCATAGCTGGTAAAGGCGACGCTACTCACATAGATAACCTAATCACAGTTGCTGAAGATAGAAAAGACGCTATCGTATTCTGTTCACCTGAAAGAGCAGATGTTGTGAATGTTGCAAACTCAACAACTCAAACATCTAACGTTAAATCTTTCTTTTCTGGAATCAGATCAAGTTCATATGTTGTATTTGACTCTGGTTACAAATACATGTACGACAGATACAATGACGTTTACAGATATGTACCACTAAACGGTGATATCGCTGGTTTAGCAGCTAGAACTGATTTAATCGCAGACAGTTGGTTCTCACCTGCTGGATTGAACAGAGGTATTATCAGAGGTGCAGTTAAACTTGCTTACAATCCTTCAAAAGCACAAAGAGATGAATTATATCCTGCAAGAGTTAATCCTGTAGTAACTATGCCTGGTCAAGGTACAGTACTATTTGGTGACAAAACAGGTCTTTCAACTCCGTCAGCATTTGACAGAATTAATGTAAGAAGACTGTTCATCACTTTAGAAAAGGCAGTATCAACTGCTTCTAAGTTCCAACTTTTTGAGTTCAATGATGAATTTACAAGAGCGAACTTTAGAAACATTGTAGAACCTTTCCTAAGAGAAGTACAAGGTCGAAGAGGTATCACAGACTTTTTAGTAGTGTGTGATGAAACTAACAACACAGGCGAAGTAATTGATAGAAATGAATTTTTAGCGGAGATTTTTGTAAAACCTGCTAGAAGTATTAACTTTATCACATTAAAATTCGTTGCAACTAGAACTGGTGTGGCTTTCGAAGAAGTCGCTGGTTAAGAATAGAGGAGAAATAAAATGGCAAACATTAATGATTTTAAATCTAAACTAGCTGGCGGTGGCGCAAGAGCCAATCAGTTTAAGGTTACAATGCCTTTTCCTGGTTACGCACAGTTAGGTGGAGAAATAGAAGAACTGGCTTTCTTAGCAAAAGCAACTTCTATCCCAGCAATGACAATTGGTACAATACCTGTAAACTTTAGAGGTAGACCAATTAAAATCGCAGGTGATAGAACTATTGCGAGTTGGTCCGTTACTTGTTACAATGACACAAACTTTAAATTAAGGGATGCTTTCGAAAGATGGCAGAATGGTATCAACAATATGACAGACAACGAGGGTTTAACTAACCCAGCTGACTATCAAGTTGACGCTTTTGTGGATCATTTAGACAGAAACGGTAACACAATTAAACCATATACTCTAAGAGGATTATTCCCAACAGAGATTGGTGCTATTGCGTTAGACTATGACACAACGGATGCTATAGAAACATTTGACGTTACGTTTGAATATCAATACTTTGAAACAAGAACGACTACTTAATAGTTGGATAAGTATTAATAGGAGAAATTAGTTATGGCTGAATTATTTGGATTTTCTATTACACGGTCTAAGAAACAGACTGATCCAAAACAAAGCTTTACAACAACACAAGCGGATGACGGTACACAAACCGTCGCCGCTGGTGGTTATTTTGGTCAGTACCTTGATATGGAGGGTACTGCTAAAAGTGAAGCGGATTTAATTAGAAGATATAGAGAAATTGCGTTACACCCCGAGTGTGATATGGCAATTGAGGACATCATCAACGAAGCAGTAGTGTCTAACGAGCTAAAAGACGCTGTACGTGTAAACATCAGCAATCTACCATATGGTGCTGAAGTTAGACGAAGAGTTGAAGATGAATTTAAAGAGTGTTTAAGGTTAATGAACTTTAACACAAAAGGACATGACATCTTTAGAAGATGGTATGTTGACGGAAGACTTTACTTTCAAAAGATTATTGACAGAAACAACCCCAAAAACGGTATTACAGAATTAAAATACATTGATCCTAGAAAGATCAAAAAGATAAGAGAAGTTAGAAAGAAAAGACCTGAGGGTGCAGGTCCTAACATGTTGACAGTTGTTGATGAATTTGTTGAATATTATTTGTTTAATGAAAAAGGAGTTTCAGGTACTACATCAGGTACAGGTATTAAGATTGCACCGGACACAATAGCATTTTGTCCTTCAGGATTAATTGACCAAAATAAAAATATTGTTTTATCGTATTTACATAAAGCAATTAAACCTACTAATCAATTAAGAATGATTGAAGACTCGGCAGTTATATACAGAATTGCAAGAGCACCTGAAAGAAGAATATTTAAGATTGATGTAGGTAATTTACCCAAAGCAAAAGCTGAACAATACTTACGAGATGTTATGGCAAGATATAGAAATAAACTTGTTTATGACGCCTCAACAGGAGAAATCAGAGATGACAGAAACTATATGTCAATGTTGGAAGATTTTTGGTTACCGAGTAGAGAAGGCGGAAGAGGTACTGATATTACTACTTTGCCTGGCGGTCAAAATCTAGGAGAAACAGCAGATATAGAATACTTTAGAGCTAAGTTATATAGATCGCTAAATGTTCCTGTAAGTAGATTAGAAGGATCGCAAGGTTTCAACCTAGGTCGTTCAACTGAAATAACAAGAGATGAACTTAAATTTACTAAGTTTGTCCAAAGACTTAGAAAGAAATTTACTGAGTTATTTAATGATATTTTAAGAACTCAGTTAGTATTAAAACAAATCATTAATGAGCAAGATTGGCAAAGTATTAAAGAAACAATACAATATGACTTCATACAAGATGGTCATTTTGCAGAGTTAAAAGATACTGAGTTGTTAATGGAAAGATTAAGACTTGCTGATTCAATGAGAGATTATGTCGGAAAATATTTCTCCGTAGAATACATTAGAAAGAATATTCTAAAACAAAACGAAAGAGAAATAGAAGATATGAATAAACAAATCAAAAAAGAAATTGATGATGGTGTCATATCTGTTCCACAACAAGACATGCAAATGGAAGAAAAAAAATAAGGAGTATGTAAATGAGTGAACAAGTAAAAAACTTTATAGATCAAGTAGCTGACGGAAACAATGTTGACGCTGGCGAAGCATTTAAGGATGCATTAAGAACTAAAATTGGAGACGCTTTAGATAATAAGAGAAAAGAGTTGGCAGCTTCTTTATTTAATGGAGCAAGTGCAACACCTGAAGCACAACCATATAGCGACCCAAAACCAGAGATTGCTGAACCAGGAACTTTCAATGCTGATGGTTCTGTTTCAACTGGTAATGATGGTGAAGCACAAATTGATTTAACACAGGCACCAACCGATGGCGAACCAGAGAGTAAGTAATCTTTTTGAAGAAAAGAAAACAATAAATTCAAACTCTTTTACTTCGTTATCGCCTGTGATGAAAGAGGCAGTTGAAACTGTCTTAGAATTATCATCACCTGTCGGTGATGTAGTAAAAACTTTTGATGAGGCGGTTGAAAAAGCTGCTAAACATTTTGAAGTAAACAAACAAGATATTATTGATTACTTTGACAACGAATTAAAAGAACAATTAGGAGAATAAAATGGCACAAACATTTATAGTTAAGGGTAGTGTTGTTGATAATCCAAGTGGTAATAATATCAGTAGAGCTCAATTCGTAAGAGTTACAGCAACTGCTGATGTTACAGGCACAGTTTTGGATGCAGACGACAATACACTTGGACAATTTTATTTAGAAAACGGAGATACCGTTATTATTGAAAAAAATCCTGGTGATAAAATCACATGCGCTACTTCAAAAGCTAGTGCTGTAGGATCACCAAGAAGTTAAGGAAAACAATGGCAGATACAGTTTCAGTACAAACTATAGCTGATACATCTGGTGTTAAGTATGTCTGTAAAATGACTAACTTATCAGATGGTTCAGGTGAATCATTAGTAAAAAAGGTAGACGCTTCAGAGTTAACTTTTATGAGTGAAGATGGTAATAGAAAGATTAGTAAAGTATGGTATTCTATTAATACGAATAACAATAAATCTGCCGTTGAGTTACATTGGGGTGGAGAAACTAACGCAACAGCATTGTTACTAAGTGGTAATGGTTATTGGGATTTAAGACCAAGTGGTAATGAAATACCTAATAATGCAACTACACCTAATGGTGATGTATTATTGTCAACAAAAAACTTTGCAGATGGCGATAATTACACGATTATTATAGAGTTTAGGTAAAAACCCTTATAAATAGTAATACAAGGAAAAAGAGAGATGAAATTAATATCCGAAGAAGTTTCAAATGCCGAGTATCTTGTAGAAGAAACTAACGGCAAGAAAAATTATAAAATTAAAGGTGTGTTCTTACAATCTAACGTTAAGAACCGAAATGGAAGAGTTTATCCAAAAGAGATTTTGGAAAACGAAGTGATGAGATATAATAGAGAATTTATCAATAAAAAAAGAGCGTTTGGCGAATTAGGACATCCTGATGGACCAACTGTGAATTTAGAGCGTGTATCACACATGATTACTAAACTTTCACCAGACGGAACAAATTTTATTGGTGAGGCAAAGATTATGGATACTCCATACGGTAAGATTGTAAAAGGTCTTATTGACGAAGGTGCTCAACTTGGTGTTTCAAGTAGAGGTATGGGTTCCCTAATACAGCGTAATGGCGCAAACTACGTAAAAGATGACTTTTACCTTGCGACAGCAGCTGATATAGTCGCAGATCCATCAGCTCCAGATGCCTTTGTACAAGGTATTATGGAAAATAAAGAGTGGGTTTGGGATAACGGTGTACTTGTTGAGAAGGATATAGACGCCTGGAAACGACAAGTGCGTGAAGCGAAACAAAGAAGTTTAGAAAAAGCTAAACTAAAAGTCTTTGAATCGCTACTTAAAAAACTTTAATTTTATAAATATCTAATAAGAAAAGAAATTTATAAACGTTTATAAACAAAGAGGAGATTTCTCAAATGGCCGAAACAGAAAAGCAAATTGAGGCGCTGGAAAACGAATCAGTAATGGAAGCTAACGCAGCTAATCCACAAGCTGATGCTCCGAAGAAGAACGCTGTGGCGGCTGAACCTACTCACCTTAGTAATGAGGCGGAAGATTTAGGTCCAGCAGTTACTAAACCGACGGACTCTAATCCAGACGCAACAAAAAAATCTAAGCCAGTTTCAGGCGATGCTCAACAGAAAAATGCAGGTGCAGCTGACCCTATGCCTAAATTAAAAGAAGAGCAAGACGAAGCTGATGAAGAAGGTTCCGAGAAAATCGCTGAAACTACTGATGAAGAAGTAAAAGAAGAAACAATCGAAGAAGATAAAATTGATGTTTCTGCTGACGTTGAAGCATTAGTAAAAGACGAAGATTTATCGGAAGACTTTAAATCGAAAGCTGCAACAATTTTTGAAGCTGCTGTTAACACAAAAGTTAAAGAAGCAAAACATAAATTAAAAGCAGGTTACGAAGAGAAGTTAAAAGAAGAAACAGAAACAGCTAAAGCTGAGATGGTTGAAAAAGTTGACTCATATCTATCATATGTTGTAGAAGAGTGGATGAAAGAAAACCAAATCGCTATAGAACGTGGAATTAAGGGCGAGATCGCAGAAGACTTTATATCTGGTCTCAAAAAATTATTCGAAGATCATTACATTGATGTTCCGGATGAGAAGTATGATGTACTAGAAGATCAAGCCACAAAGATTGAAACGTTAGAAAACAAACTTAATGAGGAAATCAATAAGAATATTGAACTTTCAAAAAGTAACGGTGAATTAGTAAGACAAGACATCATTGATGAGGCGTCAAAAACACTTGCTGAAACTGATAAAGAAAAGTTCAAAAAACTTGCTGAAGAAGTTGAGTTTGCAAACGTAGATGGATTTAAAGAAAAAGTAGCTACTATAAAAGAAAGTTACTTTGGACAAAAATCTGAAACATCTAACGATTTAGATGATGTAGCGGCAGGCGAAGATACACACAACGTGGATTTGAGCGATGCTATGGCTGCTTATACCGCCGCTATTAGTAAAACTAAAGACATTAAGTTGTCAAAATAATAGTAAAGAGGAGAGATAAAAGATATGTACTTATCTGAAACTTACGAAAAAAAATGGCAGCCAGTCTTAGAACACGGTGATTTACCAAAAATTACTGATTCATATAGACGTGCCGTTACAAGTGTTATCTTGGAAAACCAAGAAAGAGCACAAAAAGAAGACGCTGCTTTTATGACAGAAGCTGCGCCTACAAACGCAACTGGCTCTGGTGTTAACAATTGGGATCCAATTTTGATCTCATTAGTTAGAAGAGCTATGCCTAATCTTATCGCTTACGACATTGCTGGCGTTCAGCCAATGACAGGTCCAACAGGACTTATCTTCGCAATGAGAAGTAGATACTCAACACAGTCTGGTACTGAAGCATTATTTGACGCAGCTGATACTGATTTCTCTGGTAGAAATGCAGCTGGTTCAAGTGTAGATGGTTATTCATCAACTGCTGACTCAGGTACTAACCCAGCTGTACTTAACGATGGTTCTCCAGGAACATACACAAGTGGTACTGGTATGACTACAGCCGCTGCTGAAGCACTAGGTGACGCAGCTGGTAACGCTTTTGCTGAAATGGCATTCTCAATTGAGAAGTCAACAGTAACAGCTAAGTCAAGAGCTCTTAAAGCTGAGTACACAATGGAACTTGCACAAGACTTAAAAGCAATCCATGGTTTAGACGCTGAAACAGAATTGGCGAACATCCTTTCTGCTGAGATCCTTGCAGAGATCAACAGAGAAGTTGTAAGAACAATCTACATCAACGCTGAAAAAGGTGCTAGTGCAAATACTGGTACTGTGAACACAACAACTGAAGGAATCTTTGACTTAGATACTGACTCAAACGGTAGATGGTCTGTTGAAAGATTTAAAGGTTTAATGTTCCAAGTTGAGAGAGAAGCAAATGCTATCGCACAAAGAACACGAAGAGGAAAAGGTAACATCATTATCTGTTCTTCAGATGTTGCAAGTGCTTTACAAATGGCAGGTGTTTTAGATTACGCTCCAGCGTTAAACAACAATCTAAACGTAGATGACACAGGTAATACTTTTGCAGGTGTTCTAAATGGTAGATTTAAAGTGTACATTGATCCATATTCAGCAAACAACACTTCGAAGCAATACTTCGTAGTTGGTTATAAAGGTACTTCACCTTATGACGCTGGTATGTTCTATTGCCCATATGTTCCACTACAAATGGTGAGAGCAGTTGGACAAGACACTTTCCAACCGAAGATCGGTTTCAAAACTAGATACGGCTTACAAGCAAACCCATTTGCTGAAGCAGGTACTGGTGACGCAGCTGTAATCAACGGTTCAGGTTCTGCTAACTCAAACAGATACTACAGAAGAGTTCAAGTTGCGAACTTAATGTAATATAAGTTTGGTATTACAACCAATTTTAAGAAGGGGAGGGTTGAAAAATCTTCCCCTTTTTTTATGCCTATTTGATGGATAAATATAAGTATGACAACTACAAATAGTTTTTCACGTCAACCAACAAATTTGGACTATGCAAGTCCAACGCAGTTTAAATTTAATATATTAAAACTGCCTAAAGTTGAGTATTTTTGCACGGCCGTAAACATACCTGGTATTACATTAGGTACTGCTGAAATGGCAACACCACTTAAAAATATACCTCTACCAGGAGATAAACTTTCATATGACCCATTAAACATGACGTTTATGGTAGATGAAAATTTAGAAAACTGGCAAGAGATACATGGTTGGATTAGAGGTCTAGGATTTTCAGATAGTTATGCCGATTACAGAGGTGTATTAGCTTCTGGTGCAGATAGATTTCCTGGTTCAGACGTGCCTAGTTTAGAAACTATTGGTAAAACAAAATATGGTACTGCTAAAGATGGTGGTACTTTTTCAGACGCAACGTTAACCGTATTGACAAGTAAAAACAATTCTATATTGGAAGTAAGATTTTCAGACTTATATCCAATTAGTATTACTGGTCTTAATTACGATCAACAACCTACAGACGTGGATTATTTAACAGCTAGTGTGGTATTTGGCTATAAAATTTACAACTTTGCAAGTGTAAATGCCTCAACAACTAGTTTAACTACATCATAATAACCTTTACATTTTAAAGGTTTTGTGATATAATGAGGATATTATGGATATAGAACAATTACAGGAATTGGCTGATAAAGATTTAAAAATCAATGATTCAGAGTTGGATATTGAAGCTTTAAAAACACCCCAATTACACAACAAATATTTAAAGCACCTAAACAAATTTAAATTACTTCTTACAAAATCTCAAGCAGAATTAAATACTTTAAGACGTGATAAGTGGGAATATTATACAGGTAAAGCTGATGCTTCTGTGTATGCACAAAAACCATTTGATCTAAAAATATTAAAAACAGATATTGACAAATATTTAAATGCTGATGAAGAAATACAAAGACTAACTCAAAAAGTAGAATACTTAACAACAGTAATAGATTTCTTAGATAGAACTTTACGTCAAATTACCAATAGAACATTTGCTATAAAAAATGCAATTGATTGGCGAAAGTTTACTAGTGGTGCGATCTAATGTATACCAAGTACGATTACTGGATATTTCGTGGCTCTATTGACGAAAAAGTCTGTTCAGATATTATTGAAATAGGCAGATCACAAATAGAACAAGAGAAGAATAAAGGTGTAGATGTAACAGGTCTTACTGGTGGTAATTCAGAAAAAACAGATGATGATGTACGTTTAGCTCTAGGTGATAGAACTTTACAACAAGCTAAAAAAGAGTTTGGTTTAACCGAAGAAAACATTTACAAAAAAACTTATATACGAGATAGTGAAATTACATGGTTAAATAGAAACAAATATGATTGGATATATTCTACAATTATCGACTATGTAAATCAAGCAAACTTTGACGCAGGTTGGAGATACGATATTGATAGTTATGATGATATACAATTTACAACGTATCGACCTGGTGGTTTTTATGGTTGGCATCCAGATGGTGGTTCAGATCACTTTGCTAAATTAAAAAGAGATATTCCTGGTGTAATACCGAATGAAGAAAAGGGTAGATTTACACATACTAAATCAGCTGATAGAGTTGGTAAAATAAGAAAACTATCTGTTACAGTAAACTTAAATAGTGGTGATGAATATATGGGTGGTGATCTTAAATTTTCTTTAGACGAACACCAAACAAAATACGATAGTAAAGAATTAATAATAGAAGAAGCAAAACAACCTGGAACAGTTATTGTTTTCCCAAGTTATAAGTATCATTGTGTAACACCAATTACACATGGTATTAGATATTCACTTGTATTGTGGATGTATGGAAGGCCGTTTAAATAATGAGATCAGTAGAATTTTTTAAAGCATATAGTTATTTACCTATTGAAGGTATCATATCGCCAAAGATGGCACACTTTCTATATCAATATGTTAAACAAAATGCATATAGATTATCTGTATTAGAAAACATGGATAAAGATATGGACGACCCTATATTAAGGGAGTTTCATGGAATATTTGATGACGCACAAGCTCCTGGTGATTTTAGTAAGTATGGTGATCCTACTTTTGATACTTTAATGTGTTATATCAAACCACAATTAGAGGTAATGACAGAATTAAAACTAACTGAAACATATTCGTATCACAGATTATATACAACAGGTACAGAATTAGTTAGACATAAAGATAGACCAAGTTGTGAAATAAGTATGACACTATGTTTAGGATACGATATAATGAATTTACCTAAAGATCAACAAGAATGGAACTGGCCTATGTGGGTGCATACACATGGAGAAGATAAAGAAGTCTTTATGAAACCTGGAGACGGTATCATTTATAGAGGTTGTGATATAGAACATTGGCGTTTACCATATATTGGTAACAATCATGCTCAAGTATTTTTACACTATAATAGTGAATTGGAAAACAAATTTGATAATAGACCATACGTAGGATTGCCTGGTTCGTATCGCTCTAAATAATTTTATGACGACAACAAGATATTTAATCATAGATAAAAAAGACGAAGTATATCTTAAAATAGAAGCTGACGCTGACATTAGAAGAGAACTTGGCGAGTACTTTACATTTGAAGTACCTGGTTTTAAGTTTATGCCTCAATATAGAAATAGAGTATGGGACGGAAAGATAAGATTATTTTCTTATGCAACTGGTCAAATATATGTGGGTTTATATCCTTATATTGTTAATTGGTGTAATGAAAACAAAGTGCAAATTGTAGATGGTACTAAAATAAAAGATAATGATATGGATGAAAAGTATATTGATAAGTTTCTAAAAGCATTAAAAATACCAAAGATAGAAATAAGAGATTATCAACGAGAAGCGTTTATACATGCAGTAAAAAAAGATAGAACTTTATTACTATCGCCAACAGCTTCAGGTAAATCACTTATTGTTTACTTAATATTGATCTATAATTTACTTAGATTAAAAGAAAAGAAAAATAATAAAGTATTAATTATTGTGCCTACAACATCTTTGGTAGAACAATTATTTAAAGATTTTAAAGACTATGGTTATAATAGTGATAGAAACGTACATAGAATATATCAAGGACATGGTAAAGATACAAACAAAAGAGTTGTCATATCAACATGGCAATCAATATATAATCAACCTAAAAAGTGGTTTGAACAATATGGTATGATAATAGGTGACGAAGCACACCTATTTAAAGCTGTATCATTAACAAAGATATTAACAAAATTAGATAAATGTAAATATAAAGTAGGTCTTACAGGTACTTTAGATGGTACAAAAACTCATAAATTAGTTTTAGAAGGACTGTTTGGTACAGTCAATAAAGTTGTATCTACAAGTCAGTTACAAGAAAACAAACAACTTGCAGATTTAAAAATAATGTGTTTAATATTAGAATATGATGACACAGCTAGAAACTTTTTAAAAGATAAGAACTACCAGGAAGAAATGGACTTTTTGGTATCTAATGAAAAAAGAAATAAGTTTATACGTAACTTGGCATCCAATTTACAAGGTAATACTCTATGTTTGTTTCAGTATGTAGAGAAACATGGAGAAATACTATATAATATGATAAAAGATAAAGCTACAGACAAACAAGTATTTTATGTACACGGAGGTATTGAAACAGATGAAAGAGAAAAAATCAGATCAATTACTGAAAAATCAGATAATGCTATTATCATTGCGTCTTACGGTACTTTCAGTACTGGTATTAATATTCGCAATTTGCATAACATTATTTTTTCTTCACCTAGCAAATCCAGAATTAGAAATTTACAAAGTATTGGTAGGGGATTAAGATTAAAGGATAATAATTCACATGCAACTTTATATGATATTGCAGATGATTTATCATACAACGAGAAAGAGAACTATACATTGGCACATTTTAGAGAAAGAATAAAGATATACGGTGGAGAAGAGTTTAATTATGAAATCCACAGCGTTGAACTTAAATAAATAGTTATATGGATAAAAGTAAAATAACAGACGGCGTAAAGATTGTAAAGTTAATGAACGGTGACGATATAGTTACTATTTTACCTAAAGAACAATTAGGTGATAAATCGCCGTTCCTGAGATTAAGCAAACCCTTACAAATTAAATATGTACCACAGTTTACTGATGGTGGTCTTAAAGATTATGTAGCTTTGATAAGGTGGACAAACTATACACATGATGAAATTGTATCTATCCCTAAAGATAAGATATTAACTATAACAAATGCTTCTAATGAAATGTCTAAATCATATAACGTAGTAAGTGTCAGTTATTCTAAATTAGAAGAGAAACAAAAGAATGATAAGATATACTCACAAGAAAGAATGTCAGATGATAAAAATGAAGAGTATAACGAAATATTTGATGAGTTCAGAGATATTAAGAAGACTGTACACTAGCAGCTAAGGTATCTCTCATCAACCGGGGACACCCCCTATTATATGTATTTTGGCATGAATGTCAATAGTGGATTGAAATGAAAATAGAAAAAATTAATAGTTTTTATATTATCAAAAAGTTAGATAATCATAATGAAATAAAAGATAAGATTTTACAATGCATAAGTGAGCTTCCTGTAATTTCTAAAAATACTAATAAAGACATTATTTCCAACTCAGATTGGGATTTACCACGTGAACATAAACGTGAATACTTAGATATATTCTTTGGTAATATAGTACCATATATGCATGAAATGGCAGAGTTTTTACATTGCGAGAACTGGCAAATTATAAATGCATGGTTCCAACAATATAATCAATCAGATAAACACGAATGGCATACTCATCCAGATAGTAATTATACCAACGTATATTACTTAGAACTACCAGATACACGTATGAAAACACAGATATTTGACGTGGTAGATAAAAAATTAATCAAAGACATTGAAGTACAAGAGGGAGATATATTAACTTTTCCAGCTGGCATGTTACATAAATCATATCCATCGGAACAGAATTTGAGAAAGACTATTATCTCATTTAACACCTCTTTTAGTGTAGCAAAAAATAAAGAATTAGATCAACTTGGCATTGACAATTTAGACAACTTATAGTATATTGGAGATATTATGGCACAAACAAAAAAGAAACCGGAACATTACGTAGATAATAAAAAATTTCTACAAGCAATGATTCTATATCGAAAATCTGTTAACAAGGCTAAAAGAGCTAAAGAAGAAAAACCACCTGTTACAGATTATATCGGTGAATGTTTTTTAAAAATTGCAAATCATTTATCATACAGACCAAATTTTATAAATTATACTTTTAGAGATGATATGATTTCCGATGGTATTGAGAACTGTTTACAATACTTAGACAATTTCAATCCAACGAAATCAAATAATCCATTTGCTTATTTTACACAAATCATTTATTTTGCTTTTATTAGAAGAATACAGAAAGAAAAAAAACAAGTAACAATCAAACAAAAACTAATAACAGAAGCAAACTATGATGATATGACATTACAACCTGGTGAAGATAGAGAATTTAAAAATCAATTTACAGAATTTTTACAAAAGAATACTATTGTAGATGAACCTGCTAAAAAAGAAAAGAAGAAAAGAAAACCAAGGAAAACAAAAAGTACTTTAGAATACTTTATGTGATGAATAGAACATTTGTATTTCCTAGTGAAATATATGAGACCAAGTTAGATGTAAATAATAAAGAACTTGCACAACATATATTACTACTAGAAAAAGAAACAGATTCTACCAATCTATCAAATGTTGGTGGTTGGCAAAGTGATGATGAGTTTATAAAGTCTGAACATGCTGAAGAAGTAAAAGAAGCAATTGCTTTAGCTGTTGTAGATATTTGTAACTCATTGCCTTATAAAAAATCTGTTAAAGTAATTATGGATAACGGTTGGGCTAATGTCAATCGTTTTAAAGATTATAATAATCCACATGAACATCCGCATTGTATTTGGTCGTGTGTTTATTATGTACAAGCTGATGATGACTCAGGTAATATAACGTTCTTAGATCCAAAAGTAAAACGCACAATGTATAATGATGAGATTTATTTAGAAAACTTAACTAATCCAGCAAGTACATTTACTTATCAATGCGTTCCACAAACAGGTAAGTTAATTGTATTTCCTTCTTATTTAACACATAGAGTAGAACCTAATTTAACAGCTAATCCTAGAATTAGTATTAGTTGTAATTTTTATTTAGAATTATGAAGATAGCTTTATTAAACGACACACATTTTGGTTGCAGAAACGATAGTCCTGCATTTATAGAATATCAAAATAAATTTTATAATGATACCTTTTTTCCATATTTAATAGAAAACAATATCAAAACTTTAGTGCATTTAGGTGATGTTGTTGATAGAAGAAAATTTATTAATCATAACACAGCACACAATTTTAAGAAAGTATTTTGGAATAGATTAGAAGAACTAGGTATTGATACACATATTATTATAGGTAACCACGATACTTACTATAAAAACACAAATGAAGTAAACGCATTGCAAAATTTAAATATTAGTAAAGACGCTAAGATTTACACAGCTGCGACAGATGTAACCATTGGTGGTTTAGATATATTATTCCTACCGTGGATTTGTGATGATAATTTAGAAGATAGTTTATTATCTATTGACCAAACATCAGCTGAAATAGTTATGGGGCATTTAGAAGTAAAAGGTTTTGAAATGCATAAAGGCGTATTTAATGACCATGGTTTAGAAAAAGATCAATTTACAAAGTTTGAAAAAGTATTATCTGGTCACTTTCATAAAAAATCAGATGATGGTCGTATCTATTATTTGGGTACACAATACGAGATTACATGGTCAGATTATAGATGTCCTAAAGGTTTTCATATCTTTGATACAGAAACAAGAGAACTAGAAAGAGTATCTAATCCTTTAAGAATGTTTAAAAAGTTTTACTATGATGATGTTGATAAAAACTACACAGCTATAGATTTATCAGAATATGATAATTGTTTTGTTAAGATATTTGTACAAAATAAAACAGATGATGATATGTACAATAACTTATTAGAAAGATTTTACAATACTATTAATGTACACGAATTACAGATTGTGGATGCACCAAGTGATTTAACCACAAGTGTACGAGAAGATATATTAGACCATGGCGAAGATACTTTGACCTTTTTAGGTAACTATATTGACCAAATACAAGCAGACGTTGATAAAGAAAAACTAAAGAAGTTTGCAAAAGAGTTATATACGGAGGCAAGTGAGTAATGGAGTATTTTCATTGGGGTCCTTTAGTAGGTATCTTTAACGTAGATAAAGTTCTTGTTGATGAAATGCTACGTAGAGGTGATCTTACCAAAGAACCTGCACACGATCATTTAGCTGGTCATTTTAATACTGAATTTTATTTTACAAAAGAAGATAAACGTTATTTTATAGAACAAACTAGAAAGTATTGGGACGAGTATTTAATAACTGCTGAACAACATTTTTCAGTAAAGATGGCAGATCATTTACATTTAGAAAGTTTGTGGATTAATTACATGGGACCTAATAATTTTAATCCAGTACATACTCATACAGCAGATTTATCTTTTGTACTTTACTTAGATGTACCAAAAGAATTAGAAGAAGAAAACAGATTATATAAAAATAACGATAAATCTGCTGGTCCAGGTGCTATTTCTTTTTTATGGGGAGAAGGTAGCAGTAGAGATGTTATTATAAAC